TATACCAACACTAGATGCTAACCTTGGTACTGCTACTACAAATATAACAACTATTGATGCTAACCTTGGTACTGCTACTACAAATATAACAACTATTGATGCTAACTTAGGTACTGCTACTACAAACATTAGCACACTAGACGCTAATATCGGTGCATTCCAAACTTTCAGTAATGCACAAGGTTATATTAGTAATGTTGTAGAAGACACAACACCACAACTTGGTGGCAGCTTGGATATGAATTCCCAGAGTATTACAGGTAGCCTCAAATTTGATGATGGTGCGCAAGAAAAGTTTGCTACACTAACAGGATCAACAGGAGTTGTTGCATTCGATTGTGCTAACGGACACCTATTTTATAATACAGGTGCCTCAGGCGATATCACAGCAAACTTTACAAACTTAGTCTTAGCGGCTGAGTACGCAACAAACTTAACAGTAATTATTAATCAAGATGCTACCCCTCGTGAAGTTACTGCTGTCCAAATAGGAGGAGTGGGCCAGACTATAGAATGGCAAGGTGGCGTGGCTCCTACAGGAAACGCAAACGGAATTGATTCATTCTCATTTACGATATTAAATGATGGCGGAACTTATGTTGTGCTTGGACAAATGGTAGACTTTACATAATGCCTTTATTATCAACAGCAACAGGTAGTTTTTTCGCAGGACGTAGAGCAAGTGCTTATGGTGGTGCTTGGTCACCGGCAACAGATATAACTACCGCGATTTGGTTTGATGCGTCAGACACAGGCAGTTACACACTTAGTGGATCAGATGTAACCGCAGTCACAGACAAAGCAGGCAATGCCACTGTTACAGTAAATGGTACTCCTAATACCAGCAACACACTGGACGGCAAGAATGTTTTTACATTCTCAGGCAGTGGTGAAGATTTTACCACCGACGAGGTTGCACAAGCCAGCAGTGGTAATCACTGGGCAATAGGCGTGATGCAATGGAACTCTCGCAACGACTCACAGGATAGTTTCTGGAGCATAGAGAACAACAGCGGGTCAATATTCAGCAAAAGAGACTATGCTATTAGTGCTGGTGTCAGTAACTTTGATGGTGAGTTAGATTTGGATGGGCTGGTTTCAAACAGGATCTCATCAACCATAGGAAACAAACAGGACTTTGATTCAGGTATAGCACAAAACACCTGGGTTACTATTGTTGTTATATTCAACAAGACAGGCAACCAAATTGCTCTAAGAGTGGACGGAACAGATGCATTTACCCCTGTGAATGACTATGACAATTCTATAAACACTAATCAGGACCTACGCATAATGCGTAACAGAGCCAATGAAAGAATGGGCGGTAGAATGGCAGAGTTTTTCTCAGTAGCGGCGGTTCCAGGCACAGGCAGCACAGACATCTCAACTGTACAACAAGCAGAAGGTTACCTTGCTCACAAATGGAGCCTAACAGCCAACTTACCAGTAGATCACCCATATAAATCTTCTGCACCGTAAGTATAGGATAACCAAACACAATGACAGAATTAATCTTTACCCTAGTGGCAACACATATTACCATTGCCTGCGTAACCTTGTTTTTACACCGCAGTCAAGCACATAAATCAGTGAGTTTTCATCCTGTAGTAAGTCATATGATGCGGTTTTGGCTCTGGCTAACCACAGGCATGGTCACTAAGCAGTGGGTAGCAGTACACCG